CTTATTAAAATAATGAAGAGAAAAGATTTAAAAACAGGTTATTCAGGTGGAGTTCCTACTCAAGAAAATTTGATAAGAGCAATTGATTCTTGTGGTAAGTTTGATAACTGTATGAAAGAATTTAGATCTCTTTTCAAAGCAGCGAATTTTGAATTGGGTGGACAAGCTGGTGAAGCAAAAATGAGATCAGTGTTTGCAGGAACTGCTGGAACAAGATATAAAAAGTGGGGATTGATACATTTCCCAATCACTAGTGAAATGATGAGTTGGTTGAATGATCCATCAAATGGAGCAACAGAAATTCTCACAATGGCAGCAAGAACATTATCTGTCAATCAAATTTATTTGGATCATTTTCCGCAAATAAGTGGTCCAGTAAAATGGAAGTCTGGTGATTTGAAATATATAATTAAGACTTTTTCTGATTCTAATTTTAAATTTCACTCACCTTCTAGTACACCAAATCCTGTAGGCAATAGAATTGGAATGAAAATGATTAAGGGATGATTCTTTATGACTATATTTGTGACTGGTGGTTTGGGATTTATTGGTTCTAATTTTGTAATCTCTCACCTTAAAAAATATCCAAGTGAAAAAATTGTTATCATTGACAATGAATCATATGCTGCGGATAAACAAAATCTAGATGGGTATTGGGGTGATCACCACCTTCAACACAAACATTGCGACATTCGCAATTTTGGACATCTGGGGAGTTTGTATCATGATTACGAGCCGCATATTACTTTCCATTTTGCTGCTGAATCTCATGTGGATAATTCCATTCGCGGCGACGATATTTTCTTGGATACAAATATTGATGGAACCCACAACGTTCTCAAGTGTATTCGCAAATACGGTGGGAAATTAGTCCATATTTCAACTGACGAAGTTTATGGAAGTCTAACTCACGAAGATCCTCCGTTTACTGAGAACACTCCGTATAATCCTCGCAATCCGTATTCTGCAACCAAAGCAGCCAGCGATCATCTTGTTCGCGCATATATCAATACGCACAATATTGATGCAATTGTAACTAATTGTTCCAATAACTACGGTCCTCGCCAGCATCGCGAGAAATTTATCCCAACAATTATTCGTCACATTAAAAGCAACACACCCGTTCCTGTTTATGGCACTGGCCAAAACGTTCGTGATTGGTTGTACGTTGAAGATCATTGCGAGGCTTTGCTCGCAATTAAAGAACAATGGAAGTTGGGCGAGCGTTATAACATCGGTGGTGGTGTTGAGATGAGCAATCTCGATATGGTCACTTTGATTCTTGACGTTATGGGTAAGCCAGTGCATATGTATCAATCATGGATTAATTTTGTGAATGATCGTAAAGGTCATGATTTTAGATATGCAATGGATGCGAGTAAGATTTATAAAGAACTAGGTTGGTCAGCAAAGACTAAACTTGCTGAAGGTCTAGAAAAAACATTGGAGTGGTATAATGCGTAAGGGAATTATTTTATCAGGTGGAATGGGAACAAGATTATACCCATGCACCGAAGTGACTTCAAAACAGTTATTACCAGTTTATGATAAGCCGCTGGTCTACTATCCATTGTCTACGCTGATGATGGCTGGCATTCGCGACATTATGATTATCAATTCACCAAATGATGCGGAGGCGTTTAAGCGTCTTTGCGGAGATGGTTCTCAATGGGGCATTAATATTTCTTATGCGATTCAACCAGAACCAAAGGGAATTGCGGAGTGCTTTCGTATTGCTGAAAAATGGATTGGAAAAGATGATGTTACATTGATTCTTGGTGATAATATTTTCTACGGAAATGATTTGATCAATCGCTTCAACTCAGCAACTTGGAATAATTCAGGATGCACATTGTTTGCTTATCATGTTGCTGATCCAGAAAGATTTGGTGTGATTGAAGTTAATGATGATGGCGATATTATAGGAATTGTTGAAAAGCCAAAAGTTCCGCCAAGTAATTATGCAGTAACTGGACTTTACTTTTACGACAATAAAGTAGTAGACTATGCATGGCAGATCGCTCCTTCAGGAAGAGGCGAGTTGGAAATTACAGATATTAATAATTTGTATTTGAAGAATCATGATGTAAAGGTTGAATATCTCAATCGTGGTATTGCCTGGATTGATACTGGTACGTTTGAGTCTCTTTCTGAAGCATCGGTATTCGTAGGGTCCGTTCAGCGTCGTACTGGTATGATGATTGCATGTCCTGAAGAGATTGCATTTAAGAATGCATGGATCACTGAAGACCAAGTTGCTGCTTCTGCAAATAAGTATAAAAAGTCAGATTACGGTCAATACTTGTTTAAGATTCTACATCAAAATGAATATATTAGTCGTCGGTAGAGGTTGGGTTGGACATAAGGTGTTCACGGAGATGGTTATCCGTGGACATGTTGTCAAATATGTCCCCCACACATACAACATAGAAAAAGCTGGCATCAAACACGATTGGGTGATCAATTGTGCTGGCTTCACAGGCAAACCAAATGTTGATGCGTGTGAGAAAGAAAAGAAAAAGACAATTGATGCAAATGCAATTTATCCTGTACTCTTGTATGAACAATGCAAAAGAATGGGAATTAAATTTGCTCATTTTTCGAGCGGTTGCATTTATAAAGGGACAATAGATACTGAGAGAGCAGAGCCAAACTATTTTGGTAGCATATACTCAGTTAGCAAAGGCATTTCTGATAGTTATTTGATTGACAAAGCAGTTGTTTTTAGAGTTCGTATGCCATTTACAAGCGCATATGAAGATAAAAATCTGCTGACAAAGTTGACTAGATACGCTAATTCAGGTAAACTAGTAGAAGGTGGACCAAATTCGATTAGTGATTTAGACGAAGCAATTAGTGTTGCTTGTAACATTATTGAGCGAGATCTTGGTCGCGGAGCATACAATCTTGTAAATCGCGGTACTGTCACGACTCATGAGATTGCTGAGATGTTGGGGCTTGAACCTCAATGGTATACTCCAGAAGAGTTTAGAGCAGTAACTGCTGCTGATCGATCGAATTGTGTTATCCCAAGTTACTCAGGAATGAGTGATGTTAAGGAAGCATTGGCTAAACGTATTGAAACATTTAGAGGACTATATGACTGGATCTGATGTAAAGACAATGATTGAAGAATTAGTTGCTGCTGTTGGCACACCGAAGTATGCCTATAACTGCAAGCAATTCAATCCTGAGAAAGATACGGTATTTTATTCTGGTCCTTATTGGGATGAGAAAGAAGTCATTGCTGGTGTCACTGCATTCCTGACAGGCAAGTGGCTTGTCTCTGGCGAAAACGTTGCCAAGTTCCAGTGGGCGTTTGGTCACACATTCAATGTCAAGCACTGTCACATGGTCAACTCTGGTTCATCAGCCAACTTGACAATGGTTGCTGCTCTCAAGAAGCACTTGGGTTGGAAAGATGGTGATCAAGTTATCGTTTCACCAGTAGGCTTCCCGACAACAATTGCTCCGTTGGTCCAGAATGGATTGACTCCAGTGTTCGTTGATATTGAAATGAAGACCCTCAACTTTGATCTTGATCAAGTTGAAAAGTGGATCAATGAAAAGACTGTTGCTATTTTCGTCTCACCTGTTCTTGGTAATCCGCCAGATATGGACCGCATCAAGAAGATGTGCGATGATCATGGCATTCGTTTGATTGGTGACAACTGTGATTCACTCGGCACAAAGTGGGATGGCAAACTGCTGACGGATTATTACTATGCGTGGACAACATCTTTCTATCCTGCTCACCACATTTCGACAGGCGAAGGCGGCATGGTTTGCTCAAACGACGAGCAACTCATCAACACTGCTCGCAGCATTAGCTGGTGGGGTCGTGATTGTCGTTGCGTCGGTTCTGCTAATCTATTGGCTTGTGGAACATGTGGTAATCGCTTTGATAAATGGCTTGAAGGATATAATGGAATAATTGATCACAAGTATCTCTTCACAAACATGGGATATAATCTCAAGCCACTAGATCTTCAGGGTGCTATCGGTATTGAGCAATTGAAGAAAATCGATGAGATTGATGTGAAGCGTCGTGTGAACTTTGCTCGTATCAAGCATCTCTTCGAGAAGTATATTCCTGGTGTTCGTGTTGCTGAGAATCTTTTGCTTGCTGACCCTTCTTGGTTCGGTGTTCCTTTGATCACTGATACACCTGAACTTAAAGAAAAACTTCAGGCATTCTGTGAAGCAAATCGTATTCAGACTCGCAACTACTTTGCTGGAAATATTTTGTTGCATCCTGGCTACAAGCATCTTGACGATGCTTCAAAGTATCCAAATGCTAATAAGGCATTGAGCAACGTATTCTTCGTCGGTTGCCCACCGCATTACGGTGAAGATGTATTTGCTTACTATGAGAGTGTAATGTCAAAATGGCTTTCGTAAATGTTTTCGGAGGATATGGGTTTGTCGGGAGCGAGTATTGCCGAGCCTCGAAAGACGGTCTCATCAAAAATTTCCGAAACAACTACGAAGTACGCAGCGCGCATTGCACTTACTTTATTAGCACTGTTGACAATTATAATGTACAGTTCAATAACTTATTGGATATCGATACTAACCTCGTTGTTTTGATGAAGGTTCTGGATAATTATCGAAAATATGTTGGACGAACTGGAGAAAAGGGTTGCTTCAATTTCATCAGTTCTTGGTTTGTTTACGGTAAAGATTCTGGTTTCGGTGAAGGTTCTCGAGGCATTCCCGAAACTGATTCTTGCGATCCAAAAGGATTTTATTCAATTACAAAACGATGCGCCGAGCAGTTGCTCATGTCATACTGCGAAACGTTTAATCTAAACTATCGCATCTTGAGGCTGGCTAATGTCCTTGGTAAAGAAGATAAAAAAGTATCTGCGAAGAAAAACGCACTCCAATACTTATTGGGTGAACTCAAAGCCAACCGACCAGTCGACCTCTATGACTCTGGTTATTTTTATCGTGATTATATTGACGTTAGGGATTGCGCTCGAGCAATCGATCTTTGTGTACGAACTGGCGAGCAAAATAGCATCTACAATATCGGGAACGGTAAAGGAATAATCTTCCGAGACGTTATTCGATATGCTCGGGATGCGATGGACTCTGGCTCTGAAATTCGCACAATCGAACAGAAAGAGTTTCACAAGAAAGTTCAGTCATCTCGTTCATTTTTTATGGATAATACAAAACTGCAGGGTTTAGGTTATCGTCCAGAACACTCAATCAACGAAACGATTGATGATATCATACATAATGTCTTAACTGAGAAAAATAACTAAATATACTATATCCCACAGTGTGGAGAGAGTATGTTAGGCTTCAATTCCTTTCTCACAGAGTCTTTGGTCACAAAGCAACTCAAGCATCTAGAGCACGCAGAAGATCATCCTATCAACGTAGGTGCTGCAGGTTTCGAGCACTCAGTAAGAACTCTCTCTGAAGTCGATAAAGCCCTTCGTGGCAAGAAGTCCCAAGCAAAAGTTACCGTGAAATACGATGGGTCACCTTCCATTGTGTTCGGACATCACCCTGAAAATGGCAAATTTTTTGTTGCATCCAAGTCTGCATTCAACGTAAACCCTAAAATCAACTACTCTCATGATGATGTTGAGAAAAACCATGGTCATGCACCTGGTTTGGTTGAAAAATTGAAGTCTGCATTGACTCATTTACCTAAAGTTGCGCCTGAGAAGGGTGTTTATCAAGGCGATTTGATGTATACAAAGGATGATGTGAAGGAAGAAGGTGGAAAATACCACTTCAAGCCTAATACTATCACTTATTCAGCAGATAAAAACTCATCTCACGGTAAAAAAATCGGAAAAGCACAGCTTGGCGTAGTTGTTCACACCCAATACCATGGTAAAAACCTTCAAGACATGGAAGCGAAGTTTGGACCAAGTGTGAAAAACTTCTCAGCACACTCAGATGTACATGTAATTGACCCAAAAGGTAGTATCGATCAAACAAAGTACACTGAACACGACCGTCAAGCGTTTCAAAACGAAATTAAAAAGGCAAAAGACCTCCATAAAGGGCATGATTATTCACATATTGATAGCCATAGAGAGCATTTAAAGACTTACATAAACAAAACAGTGGCTCAAGGCACGTCTCCAACTATTGAGGGGTTGCGTTCACATATTGAATCGCGTCATAATAGTAAAATTGAAAATTTAAAATCTGAGAAAGGTAAACAAAAAGCGCGAGAAACGCGAGATGATGCTCTTTCTAACTTTGATTCTAGTTCTGTACCGTTTCGAAAAACATTACAAATACATAAACACATTCAAAACGCTAAAAACCACCTCGTAAAAGCCCTTGATGCAAATCAACAGTTCGAACATAAAATTAATGATCAACCAACTGGTCCAGAAGGACATGTGGCAGTGATCGATAATATGCCAACAAAATTAGTTAACCGCGCAGAATTTAGTCGCGCCAATCTTCTAGCGAGACCACGATGAGTAAAGCAACATTTACCTTTGGCAGATTCAATCCACCAACAGAAGAAGGGCACGGAAAACTTGTTAATTCTGTTCAATCTCATGCTGAAGAAAGCGGCGGTAAGCATTATGTATTTCCGTCACACTCACAAGATAAGAAAAAGAATCCATTGAACCATGAAGATAAAGTTCATGCAATGAAGAAGTTATTTCCAGGAAGCAATGTTGTTTCTCATGGAAAAGTTCGAACAGCAATTGATGCAATGAAACATCTTGAATCAAAAGGTCACACCCACGTCACAATGGTTGTGGGTTCTGATCGCGTTGATGACTTTAAATCTCTACTTAATAAATATAGAACTAAAGAATATCCAGGAATTAAAAAAGTAAACGTTATTTCTGCAGGTCATCGCGATCCAGACGCAGAAGGGGCAGAAGGTATGTCTGCTTCTAAACTTCGTGGTCTAGTTTCTGCTGGAAAGAAAGACGAATTTGTTTCACATTATAGCGACAAGAAACTTGGCGCACATATACATGATAAGGTAAAAGCAGGTATGCAAATGGAATCAGTTTCACCAGTTGGTATTTTCTTGCTTGGCGGTCCAGGCAGCGGAAAAGATTATGTTCTAAAGAATATCTTTTCTCGTTTTGACTTGACGGAAGTTCAGGCTGATCAAATTCTAAATGGTGCAGCTGCTGAACTTTATGAATCAAAGCAACACATTGTAATCAATGGTGCAAATGACGCTGATAAGATTGAAATGATTCAAAATGTCCTAGAAGGATACACCTTCGATTTCGTGCACGTATCTGTAACAAATAAAGTTTCTCGTTTGCGCAATGAACAACGCGAGCAACCTATCACAGAAAATAAAAGAATTGAGAAGTTTTTGAAGGCAGAAGAACTTGCTGCAGATGTTGAAGCATTTATCTTCAACAACTCAATTAATCTAAACGAATCTTCAGAAATGGAGAAATTGTTCTTCGGTGCTCAGATTGAAAAACTTCTAGAGCGTGTTGTTGAACTTGGACTGCAATTGCATGTTCAACCAGAAGCAAAATCTTTCACTGTGATCAAAGAAAGGTATTTTCCACCAGTAGCAAAACACAAGTCAGGTTT